AGTCAGAATGTTTGACAATTCTGTTTCAGCGTCAAGACCATGAATTGCTTTCAAGTCTTGTGCCAATTCCATTGTGTATTCAGCTTTCAGAGCACGTGATTGAGCAGTTACAGTAACTTTCTCAATTGTAAAGCCCATTTGTGGGAAAGCAGTATTGCTTGTTGTTCCCAAAGCTTCGGCTTGTGCTGTCGACATACCACCAGCGTAGTTGTATACACCAGTAGAAGCCAAGTTAATTGTCTGGCTTGTTGTACCAGGAACTCCACCAACTTGTTTCAGACCAATTGTGTTGGCACCGGAAACAACAGAGGAGAATTCTGTATTAACTTCGTTGTAGAATGTTTCTGCAACGTTTGCAGAAGTTGTATTGCCATACTGAGCGCGCATAGCAAAGATCAAGCCTGTTGGGCCTGTCATTGGCTGTACACCGCAAACGTCGTAAGCAATCAGATTAGGCATTGCACGACGAACCAGGCTGATAAGCACAGGGTCGAAAGTTGCAATATTACCAGCGCCGCCGGAAACACCGGAATTGATGTGAACAGGCGACTCAGATAGGAACTGGCTACCAGCGGACTGGTTGCTTGCTTCCATCAAAGCTTTTTCTGTGTTCTCAAGCAATGTAGCAATAACGCTACGCTTGTGCGTGTCCTTAATAGGACTTAGGTCTTCGTGGTTCAGTACTGGAGCCCACTTTTGTTGAATTTCTTCATTAAGGTACATTTTCTCTATCCCCTTCTTGGTTTAGTTAATTGGAATGATTATATTTATATTTGCTTATTTTTTAGCCGTTCTGGAAATAGCTTGTGCATAAAATGACACAGGGCTATTTACAGTTGCTTTTTGTGGCTCTGCATTGTCTTCTTCGATTTGCTCAAGAAGATTTTGCTTTCCAGACTTCTCAACAGGGAAATAATTTTCCTTAACGAGTTCTAGTTTTTTGCGATAGTTTTCTGCTGAATCAAATTCAACACCTTCCGCAAGGGCAACTAGCTTTTCTGCTTGTGTAGCAGCGAGTCCTTCTGTCACATTAGCAAGAATCTTTTCACGAGTTGATTCACTCAATTCACCTTTCAGTGTCATGTTTTCTTCCATGACTTTATCAAGGCGAGACTGAATCTCTTCTACTCTTCCTGTCAAGTCTTCGACAATGTCGAACTTCTCTTCGGGAACGGAAATGTAGCTCTCTTCAAACAAACCTTTTAGTTTTGTAATGAAGTCTTCTGTAATTTCAGATTTCAGAGAGTGCTCAATAGCAATTTGGTTTTCTGCCATCCATTGCTCAACCACATACTCCATGTATTGGTCAACCTTTGATGTCAGATCTTCTGAAAGCTTTTCTACTTCTTCATCAAGAGCAGTATTGTATTGCTCTTCAAGTTGTGTAATCGCTTCGTTAACTTGAGCTGTTACTGCTGCTTCAAAAATAACTGTAGCTTTTTCTTTGAAGTCTTCAGATAGATCTGAGCCACTGAACATGGCATCAACATCTTCTTTAACAGACTTCATGCTTACAGAAGATTTGTTGCTACCAGCAGTATCTTTTGTTGTTTTAACATTGTTCTCTGTACTTGTTTCTTCCTCACCCTCACCTGGTGTAATATGAGCGATTTTATTCATCGATTCACCATTACGTAGGTTAGATGCTGGTAGAGTTGCATTTTTAGCAACAGGGTCAACATCATGGGCAACACCAGTAGCTCCGCCACCAGTTTGGATCTTTTCGTCCAGTTGTTTTTCTTTAACGGTCATTTAAGGCTCCTTTGACTTTTATTTATTTATAAAATTATCTTTTCGAAAGGTCTTTGAAGAACTGATTAAATACTTTAATTGCAGTTTCTTCGGATATTTTTTGGCGGGCACCATAATTAATTTCTTGTTTATATTGTTCGACACGCTCTACTTTAAGAATACCGTTGTCCCATACCCACTCAACACCTTCCATAATACCACGGACAAACGCGTCAGGAGCGGAAGGATCAGCAACAATATCCCCAGCAGTAGCTAGATGAAAGTCATCTTGTACCTCCATGATACCATTACTATTTTCTTTAATACTACCCATACCACGAGAAGAGATACCCAGTGAAGCACCTTCACTTACCAATCCTTTAACAATATTACCCATTGGAGTATCAAGCACCTTTGCTTTACCCATGATATTATTGCCTTCGCGGTATAATTTCTTGAACATAATACATGCGCGCTCAAGATTAATTGTTGGACCAGAAGGATGTCCCAGCTCACCATATGCTCTATTCTTTGCTATATACTGCTCGCTATAACGATTCATTTCTTTTTCAAGCGTATTAATCTTATACATGCGACCGTTGCGATTCTCTATTTCGCCTTGCATGATAATACCTTCAATAAAGACGTGCTTCTTGCCCTCTTTTTCTTCGACGATATATCGCACGTCTTCGTTTAATTCAGTAATTAATTTCATACTTGTCCTTACTAGAAAGCTATGGAAGTAGCTCTTACAGCCACGTTTGAAGCAATCGTATCTGTCGAAACTTTTACATAATACTCAATGTGCCCGACACCGAGTGTGCACGTACCAATTGTAGCAGTTGTATTAGCACGAGTAATTACAGCAGCACCAGCAGTATTATTAAATACACGAACAAGACTAGCTAGGCTTACAGTATTAGCTGTTGAGAGAGCAATTTCTGATCCGATAAGTTTGATAGGTTCAGCCATTTAGGACCTCCTTAGTAATATCAGCAACTGCATCATAGTCTTCAGCTTCAATTAACTCGATAAAAATTTGTTTGTAATTGTCGTCTAACATTTCATAAACACTTACTACCTGGCTACGAATATCTTCTGCAAATACATGAAACAAATCATTTGTTTCTTCTTCAACTACTTCAGTAGAGGTCAAATTCTTTTGACCAAGCACCTGTGCAAGTGTCTTTGATTCATATACTTTCTGATCTTCACCAGGATTATAACCGTGACGCGTAGGAGTACGATTACCGTACTTTACATTTGTGGCGTTAAAATGATCATCACTATTACCATTGATATCACTTATCTTTTGGATAACATGCTTGTCCATAAAACGCTTTTCATCCGCTGTTTTTGGGACATAGGCTGTTGCCGAGCCAGGCTCGACAGGCGAAGATGGTTTAGGCTTCTTCAGTTCCAGCAGCTGCTTCAATGTTTTCATTCGGTTCTTCCTCTTGTTCTTCCGATGCTTCCGCATCAGAGTCTTCGTAGTTAAAATAATTCTTTGCGATTTCTATTTTTTTAGCTTCAATAGAGTCTGCGATTTTATCTAATACAATTGATGCAAATGCCGATTGAAAATCACTTGGACTCTCTGTATGTGCAGCATTAATCATATCATCAATTGTGTATTGTTTTTCACTCATATTTTCTCCAATTATTTAGTTGACTTGTTCTGTGGGAGCTACCGAGCCAAATCCACCGCCACCTGGGCCTTGAGGACTATTCTGACCAGGAGGAGCATTTCCACCTTGTATCTGATTACCACCTTCATCAACCTGTTGTTTGAATAATGGATTTTCTTGCTCCGACATGCTTTGCTCATCCATCTCTTCAATCTCTTCATCGGATTGATAAAGAACGTGCTTACGTACCCACTCATTAGAATAGTACTTACCAATATACGGTTGTAGTTGATCTAACGTTGTTAGTCTATCACGCATTACTGATGTAGTCTTTTGTTGCTCAAAGTAATTATCTTTTGTATAATCAAATTTAATATTAGACTCGATTGCTTCCCAATCTTCCTCCATCATAACATTTTTAAGTAATAACTGCTTTTTTAATGCCTCTAAGAAGAGGTGATTAAATCTCATACGAAGACGATCAATAAATTTACCAAACTTAATTTCGTCTCTTGATACTTCTTGATCCTGACCAAATATAAACGCACCATCTTGTTGTAGACGTGTTGTAGGTACATTTAGTGATTCATATAATTTCCTTTGGAAATATTCCACGTCAGCCAACTCGCCAAGATTTTGACCTGCTGGTAATGTTGTAATCTCTGTACCACGTGAACCATCTCTACGTGGTAGCCAGTAATCTTCTAACATCGTCATAAACTTACGATCATCACGAATCTCACCTGTTGATGAATCATAAACAACTTTGTTCTTATGACGTTGCATCATGTCGCGCATGTACTGCTCAGCCTTCATCTTCGGAAGGTTACCTACATCGATATAAAATATACGGCGTTCAGGTGC